ATAGTCTGAGGCATGTCACCAACTTTGGTACTGCTTTAGATGTAGGTGCACATGTAGGTACATGGGCAGTTGATCTTGGTTTGTACTTTGACAAGGTTATTTGTTTTGAACCTATTGCTGAACATAGGGAATGTTTGCTAAAGAATATTGCAGACATGGATCAACTGGAAGATTCAAAATCAAAGTTTGAAGTACTTCCGTTTGCTTTGGGTAATGAGAATAATGTAGAGATTGCTTTGTCTTATGCCTCTGAAGGGAACAGTGGTACTGCTTCTATTGACACTGACTATAGCAACGGAACATACAAGGCAATACTGAGGACGCTGGATTCTTTTGACTTTGGTGTTGACAGTATTGATTATATCAAGGTTGATGTAGAAGGTTTTGAATTACAGTTTTTAAAAGGTGCTGTTGAAACAATCAAGCGGTACAAACCAGTAATTAATATTGAGATTAAAGATACGTGTGAACGCTTTGGTACAGCACCACAAGAAATAGCAGACTTTATCACACAGGACTTACAAATGAAGTGTGTCGGTAAAACAGTAGCAGATTATATTTTTACTTATTAGGGATTTAAACTAACATGGCAACTGAACGTAATCCTTTTGATCCTATTCCAACTGCTGAACTTTCAATTGTTGAGATTGAATCAGGTACGCTAGAAAAAGGTGAGGAAGAGGAAACAAGTATTGAGTATGATCCTGAAGGTGGTGGGGTTATTGTTGAGTTTAAAACTAATGCTGATGAAGGTTTGTCTGAAGAACAAAAGGATGAAACTGAAGAAGAGTTTTTCAGTAACTTGGTTGAAGACTTAGATGATGATACTCTTGATGATATTGCAAATCAGGTGTATGATAATTTTACAGCGGATAAGGATAGCCGTGCTGACTGGGAAAGCATGTTTGAAAGAGGCTTTGACCTTTTAGGTCTGAAGCTGGAAGATACTTCAGAACCATTTGAAGGAGCATGTACTGCTGTACATCCTGTTCTTATTGAGTCAGCAGTTAAGTTTCAGTCAAAGGCTACGCAGGAACTGTTTCCTGCCAGCGGTCCTGTCAAAACACAGATCGTTGGTAATGTAGATATTGAAAAGGAAGAACAAGCTAAACGTGTCAAGGAGTTTATGAACTATCAAGTAACTGAGCAAATGCCAGAATACTTTGATGAATTTGAACGTATGCTGTTTCATCTTCCACTTATTGGATCAGCTTTCAAAAAGATTTATTTTGATAGTAATCTAAACCGTCCTGTATCAGAGTTTGTGCCTATTGATCAGTTCTATGTGTCATATTATGCAACTGACTTGCGCAGGGCAGATCGTTACACCCATGTTATCTACCGTTCACCTATTGAAATGCAACGAGATATTGCATCTGGCATGTATTCAGATATTGATCTGCCACAAGCAAGCCAGCCAAATCTAAGTCCAATCTCTCAAAAGATGGATACAATCATGGGTTTGTCACCAACCAGTGACAACGATCCACAATATGTGCTACTTGAACAACACTGCTATCTTGATTTACCTGAGTTTCCGTCTGAAGATGGTGTAGCATTACCTTATGTTGTCACTATGGAAGAGAAATCCCGTAAGATTTTATCCATTCGACGTAACTATAATAAGGATGATCGTCGTAAAGAAAAGAAAATCTTCTTTACACACTATCGTTTTGTACCGGGTTTTGGTTTTTACGGCTTAGGTTTAATACATTTTCTGGGTAACTTGACCATGACTGCTACCGCTGCCATGCGTAGTCTGGTAGATGCTGGTCAATTTGCTAACCTTCCGGGTGGATTTAAGGCAAAAGGCATGAGAATTGTCGGAGATAATGATCCTATCTCCCCCGGAGAGTTTCGCGAAGTTGAAGCAACTGGTAATGATCTGTCCAAGATGATCATAAACTTACCTTATAAGGAACCATCACAGACCCTATTCCAGATGCTCAACTTCGTGACAACTACCGCACAGAAGTTTGCTGACTCAACAGAGCAGGTTGTGTCGGATGCTGCCTCGTATGGGCCTGTAGGAACAACGATGGCTCTATTGGAAGCATCAAGTAAGTTCTTTAGTGCTATTCATAAGCGTCTACATAAGGCACAACATGATGAATTTAAACTACTAGGTAGGATTAATAACGAGTATCTGCCTGATGAGTCTTTGATTGACATTCCAAATGGTACAATCAAAATCATGCGTAGTGACTTTGATGGCAGGATTGACATTATTCCAGTGTCCGATCCTAACATTCCTTCTTCTGCACACCGTATGATGATGGCGCAGCTTGCTTTACAGCTTGCTCAGTCATCACCACCCGGTATGTTTAACATTGAAGAACTAAATAGGACGATTCTAACTACTGCAAACATCCCTAATCTAGACAAGATCATGCCACGCAAGCCTGATCCTGTACCTTTAGACCCAATTAGTGATATTGCAGCAGCAGTAAAGGGTATGCCTATTAAAGCATTTGTTGGTCAGAACCATGATGCACACATTCAAGCTAAAACGATGTACCTTCAAGACCCAATGAATGGTGCTAACCCACTAATGCAGCGTATTGTTCCAGTATTACAGGCAAATATGCAGGAACATATGCTAATGAAGTACCAAGAACAGGTAAATGGGGTAGCAAACCAGTTAATTGCACAGTATGGGCCTACTGCTGTACAGTCAGGCGTTGATCCTAATGATCCAAAAGTCATGGAAATGGTTATGGCGCAGGCTGCACAGCAAGTTATGCAAGCTAATCAGGCGATGGCAGCACAACAGCAGGTTCTTTCACCTGAAGCACAGATGGTACAGCTTGAAGGTCAACGTATTTCTATAGAACAACAGAAGGTTCAGACACAAGTGGCTAAAGAGAATGCCAATGCTGCACTAAAGAACCGTGAACTTGATCTAAAAGAACTACAAATTCAGTTGGATATGTTTAAAGAAGGTGCTAATCTCACCAGTAAAACTCAGGAACGTGAAAAAGATCGTAATGCTGAGTCAGCTTTAAAGGCTTTAGATATTCTTATGGACATTGCTAAGACTGAAGCTAATATTGATAAAGATAAAGCATTTAAAGCTGCTGATATGATTACTAAATTTGTACAAGAAGCAAATAAGTAAGGGTTAGATATTTGTGACATTATGGGATGAACTAAACAATCTTCTTAATAAAAAACAAGAAGATATAAAAAATTCTCTTGCATCAGGAAATGTTTCAAGTTACGATGATTATCGACATGCTGTAGGAATTTATGAAGGACTTGAATGGTCTAAGAGTTGTTTACAGCATATGGTTAAGCAACGTATCTTTGAAGATGATGAGGAGGATTAATAACTACAATGCAATCAGTTGCAATGGAAAAAAGTATTGATAACTCGGACTGGGTTACTGACGAAAAAGAAATAAAGATTGACATGAATAGCCTGCCTGAACTACCGGGTTTTCATATTCTAGTACAGCCAGTATCTATTAAAAAGAAAACAAAGGGAGGAATTATTCTTCCTGATAAGGTAAAGGATGATATTGCTTATCTTACTACTGTAGGAAAAGTTTTAAAGCTAGGTGATTTGGCTTACAAGGATACAGAAAAATTTCCTAATGGACAATGGTGTAAGTCAGGTGATTATGTTTGTTATGGTAAGTTTTCCGGTCAGAAGTTTGTGTACAAGGGTGTGAAACTTTTACTTCTTTTTGATGATCAGATCATTATGAAGGTAAGTGAACCAGCACTACTTGATCCAACATACAACTTATCGAATTAATTTGTATAACTAGAAATACTATAGTAGAATACTAATTCTAAACTATTACAGCGTAAAGTAAAAACTCAGTACTTTTACTTACAACACGTTAGATTCGCTACTAACGGAAATAAAGAAAGGAAGTTAAAAAGAATATGGAACAAGAACAAGAAGAAAATTGGTCAACTATTGATTTAAATGCTAATTCAGATGAAGCTAATAAAGTTGAGTTTGAAATTGAAGGTGAGCAAGACGAGGAAGTAGTCGAAGAAGCTGCTCCTGTTACAGTCCAAAAGAAACAAGAAGATCAGGATGAAGTACAGGAAGAACAGCCTGAAGAACTTGAAGGTGTAGAAACAAAAGGCGCACAAAAACGTATTCGTCAGTTAATTCGTCAACGTAAGGAACGTGATGAAGAACTGGAACGATTACGGGATGAAGTAGGTAGTCTTCGTAACTCAGTTAAGGAGCGAGACACACAGCTTTCAAGTTCATTGAAGAATACAATTGATTCAACTGAATCAAAACTTGAAACAACTTTAAACAACGCACGAGAAGTTTACAAGCAAGCTGCTGAAGCTGGTGATGCAGAACGTATGTTAGCAGCACAAGAATCAATGAGTAAAGCCTATGCAGAAATGACACAGGTTCATCAACAACGTAAGGCATGGGAAGAATATAACGAACAAGTTAAACGTAGTCTTGCACTACAGCAAGAGCAAGCACAAAAACAAACACCGCAGTACGATCCTAAAGCTGTAGACTGGGCAACAAAAAATCCTTGGTTTGGTCAGGATCAGATTATGACTGCTGCTGCGCTTACTCTTGATCAGGAACTAAAGAATGAAGGTTATGATCCTTCAGATGATGATTTCTACGAGGAAATTGACGTTCGACTACGACGCAAATATCCTCACAAATTTCAAACTGAACAAGCAGTAGTTCAGACTGAAGCACCTCGATTGCGGGATACTCCGTCAAATTCCGCTCAAGTAGTAGCAGGTTCGTCACGCACACCTAAAACCTCTAACTCTAAAAACAGAGTAAAGCTAACCCAAGAAGATGTTCGGTTAGCTAATAAATGGGGGATAACACTTGAAAAATATGCTCAAGAAAAGCTAAAGGTCGAACAGGCCGATGGCGAGTACACAAGCATCTAACCAGCGTGGATGAGAAGGGACAATGATAAATACAATGACACGGAATATTGAATCACGTACAGCATCAACAAGGGAAAACAAATCACGCAGGACTTTTGAAGAACCTAACTGGCTTGACATTCCTGAAACAGTTCGTCAACGATTTTCTAATGAAGGAATGTCTCTTCGTTGGATACGGATTACTCTCAAGGGTAATGACGACTACCAGAATATGGGAAAGCGTACAGCAGAAGGTTGGGAAGTAGTCAACTCTGAAGAAGTACCTGAAATGATGCACTCTTCTTTCGTGAGGGAGACAGGACGATATACAGGAGCAGTCTGTCGTGGGGACTTGGCTTTGGCAAAAATGCCAACTGACCTGGCTGAATCTCGTCAAGAGTTTTATGAAAACAAAAGTAGAGAAGCGGTAGATGCAGTGAATGCTCAACTAATGCGTAGTTCAGATTCACGTATGCCGATCTCTAACGCAAGCAGGACAAAAGTTACTAGAGGAAAGGCAGCTTCTTTCCAAGATTAAAAGCTGTTTTACTTTCCTTTACTTTGTCATAGTATTTACTTAACGAGAAAGGATAAAAGTGTTATGTCTACTACAAAAGCACTAAGTGGTTTCCGTCCTTCCCGCATCCGTGGTTCAGGTGTAAATAGTACAGGTGTTAGCGAATACCGTATTGCTTCAGGAACTACAGGAAATATCTTTACAGGTGATCTTGTAAAGAACGTGGACGGAAATATCGAAGTTATCACCAGTGCAGATAATCGCACTGTTGGTGTATTTATGGGTTGTAACTATGTTCAGGACGGTGTACCAAAATGGTCATCTTACTGGCCATCAGGCACGTCCACTACAGATGCTCGTGCAATGGTCATGGATGATCCACAGGCTACCTTCATTGTACAAGCAGATGCTTCCGTAACTGTAGGTGATATCAATAGCCAAAACTTTGATGTTACTCTAGGTTCAGGTTCAACTTACACTGGCCGTTCCGGCTTTGGCATTCAGGCAGCTTCACGCACAGGTGCTTCAGCTATGGTTCGTGTTATCAGTGTTCTTCAAGAACCGGGCAATAACATTGACGTTGCTACTGAGCGTGCTTTCCCTAAACTGGAAGTTCGTCTAGTACAGAATGTTGATGCTTATGTTACAGTTTCTGTAGCAAGCTAACCCGGGAATGAAGAGAAAGGATAATTAAAAATGGCTATTAATCGCGCTAGTATTGCTAAAGAACTTCTTCCCGGACTAAACGCAGTTTTTGGAATCGAATACACAGATGTGGATAACGAACATGCTTCGCTATTCGACGTAGAAAATTCTGATCGTGCGTTTGAAGAAGAGGTTCTGTTCACCGGCTTT